CGCCTGAGATGATGCCCCGCCGCTGGAACTCGGTGAACGCCGTTTCCTTGGACAGGATGCCAGCCGTGACACTCTGCAGCACGATGGTGGACGACTGCTCGGCCATGAACGAGGCGTCGAAGTCGTTGTGGATCTTGAGTTCGCCCACCTTTGCTTCATTGGCGTACTTGGCCATGAACTCCAGCGCGCTGTTGAAGGCGTCCTGAGCGCCGCGCACGATGCGTTGCAGGTCTGACATCGACGACAGGTTCTCGCTCGATACTTGGGTGGCCGTCTTCACGGGAATGGCGCGCTGCATCAGCATCTCGGCGCCGGCCTGCCGCATCTCTTCGATCAGGTCGTCCAACGACACCTTGCCAGCCGACACGGCAGCGCCGGAGTGCTCGACGAACTTCATGTCGGCGCCGTTGGGCAGCTTGACGGCCGACTGAGCGCCCACCACAAGCTCGAAGCTGTCCTCCGCGCCAATCACAGTGAGGATCGGCACACGCATCACGTGGGCGATGTTGTCCTGGTCGCTCTGGCTCTGCCAGTGCTTCACGTTGAGGTAGGCGAGCTCCATCATCGGGGGCTCGCTCACCATGTCATCGATGCGGCGCCCGTAGACGGTGATGAACGGGATCGTTCCCACGGACAGCGCACCCTCCTCGTAGGGCACCCATCCACCCGTGGCAGCATTAGCGGCGTAGTCCTGGGCGCCAGACTGCCTGTAGGTCGTCCACTTGCCGGGCTCAAGCACACGGATCTGCTTGATCTTCTTGGTGTTGAACCGGCCGTCATCGACCGTGACCTCTTCCATGTAGCGCACCATGGACAGGTTGCCTGCGGCATCCTTCTTCCAGCCCAGGATCTGCCCCTTCTTCACGCGCACGAAGTAGGGTCGGATGTTGGCGGCCTTCTCTTGAGCCACCGACAACCCAGGCGAAGCACGAGGAGCATCGACCAGCACGTGGCAATGACCATCGGCAATCGCACATTCGAGCACGTCGGCCACGAAGGCGTCGATGTTGCGGCCGGCGCGGTCCACGTTGTCCATCCAAGCCTTCTGCGACTCGGGGAAGTTCTCGTCGAGCGTGATCGGCTTGCTCATGGGCTTGCCGACCAGCACGTTGACCGTGCGCTTGTAGGCGGGACGCAGCGTCGCGAGCCTGAGTCTCTGTGCGTGCGTCTTGGGATCTTCTGCAGGCCAGCGTGGCAGGTACTTGGCGCCAGCGTCTCGCATGGCCTGAGTCCCACCCATCAGCGCAGTCACCAGTTCAAGGTGATCGCGCATGGCCTCCACTTCTGCCGAGCGCTTGGAAACGTCGCCAGAGCCTGTCGTGTCTTGAGCCATGTTCGCTCCTAGTGCAACGACGCGATTGTCACAGGTTCAATGCGGTCGCGGAAGCAAGGCGCGGCTGCATTAGACATCTATAGCGGCATTCGTCCCCGCAATGATCTTCTGCATCAGTGTTAGTTACCAGTATTCCGTTGGCGTAGAACAAGTGTGCCTGCTCAACTGTCAGATTGAACACCAACTCGCTTTCGGAGTGCCCACCCACACGCGTAACTACAGGTCTTGACCTCTTTGGTTGAATGAGTTTTGCAAGAAAACTCAACACCACAAACAGGGCACTTCTTGGTGCGAGATACGAGGACGTCCCCGCATCTTTTCGAGCATGTGATCTTGCGTGGGTGCTTGGTTGCAAAAGGCTTTCCACAATGAGCGCACGCAAGCTTCCTGACGGGGGAGTTCTTGAGCATCTTGCGAGCGTTCTCGCGCAAGATAGATTTTCCAACAGGACTTGCAACCCATTCAGCATTACTGAGGCCACCCCTTTTGTCGTAGTGCATTCTCGCGTGTGCTGAGTCCGGCATGACCTCAAGATTCGATAGTTCGTTGTTGTCGTGGTTGTGGTCGATGTGGTGGACAACATGGCCGGAAGATATTGGCCCATGGTTGTCAATCCACACCTGACGATGAAGACTTGTGCCGCCACTAGAAAGCACCGAGCCACCCGGCACATAGTAGAGCTTGTCATCATATCGACGGTATTCCACGCCTCGATAAACCACCTTCTTGACCATGAATTCTTCTCCATCAGTGTCTGCCCACACTGTAGCATGGAGAGCGGCACAAGACCAACCCCAACAACCATCACTCGATGATCTGGCGTTCCGATCAGCTTTCGCCCATCAGCAAGCTCAATTCGTACGGTCGGCGACATCCCGCTAATGCCGTCCTTTATGACCCTTCTTGGGCCAATGGGCGTATGCACCATGTCACCAACCCTTATGCACTCAACCGGCACGTCGCCGCGCGTGGTCGACACCATCGTTCCAGCAACAAAGCAATCTACGTCATCAGGGTTCTTGTCATCCCTCGGCAGACTGGGCACCGTGCGAATGAAGTGACGGCATGTGTCAAAGACGAACAGGCCGGGACGCTCCATCGGGAACTGCAGCCCAGCATCAAGGCGGTCGCGCATCAGTTCCCAGCCGTTGCGCCTGCTTCCTGGGCTCTTGTCGGCGCGCTCCCAGTTGATGCCGGCGCGCTGCATGTCGTCGGCGATGCACACCCCGTTCTGCGTGTCGAAGATCGAAGAGTCAGCCGGCCCGGGTCGAACGCGGCCGCGCACTCCCATCTCCTCCTCTTTCTTGAGGATGCCCCGGGCGATCTCGCTGGCCAACATGCGACATCCCTGGTTGGCCGTGCCGTTCCACCCGTACCACTCAGCCCAGCGGATGAGGGTGCCACGCTTGAAGGTGCGCTTGATGGGCTCACCCTCGTCATCGATCCCCGTCTCGACCTCACTGCCGTCTGTGACGGCCCACCAGCCCACGCTGAAGGGCGCACTGCTGCCCCAGTCGAACGACCGGTCCAGGCGCCATGTCTTGGGGATCTCGAAGGGCCTGATGACGTGGACCTCGTCCCTCCAGACGCCATCGAAGATGCCCCCCGATACGATGTTCCAGTCTGCGCCCAGCCATGCCTTGCGCCGGTTGGGGTCGGTGATCGACTCCAGCTTGGCGACGTACTCGGGGTCAGCACGCATCAAGGCGGTGTTCTCAAAGAAGAAACCCTTGATCCTCACCCTCTGCAGCCCCCGGCTGTTCTGCATGATCCTGCCCGCCGGCGCGGGGTCGATGAAGTATTCCTTGACCCAGGCATGACCCACCCCATACGGGTTGGCGGTCGCCCGGTACTTGCGAGGCATGCCCTCATGGCTCGACCGGGAGCATGCCTTCATGGACTCGTAGCACTCACTGGTGGCCCAGTTGGTCAGTTCTTCCCAGCCGATCCACGGGTACTCGTGGCCGTGATAGGACCAGTAGTCGTCCGGAGTGCGCATGTGGCGCAGGTACAACTGCTCTCCGGTCGGCCATGTCCAGTAGTAGTCCGAGGCGTTGAACTTGATGCCCGGGAACATGCGGAAGAACAGCCGCTTGCTCTTGGCAACCACGTCGGCCAGTTGCGGGTAGGTCTCACGAAACAGGATGCCCCGCCAGTGGTGGCCGAATCCCTGTCCGCAGTGCTGAGCAAAGTCCATCAGCAAGGCGTCGGTCTTTCCGGGCCCCCGGGTGCCCTCGTACAGGACCTCGTAGGTCGGGCACGTCAGGAAGGCGTACTGACTCCCGGGCTGCGGCGACCAGACGACCGGACGGGTGAAGCTGTCGTTGGCGCCCATCAGGCCGCCTGACTGTCGATGTCGATGACCTCGCGGTTGATGAGGGTCTGTGCCTTCTGCATCAGTTCGTCCTGCGTGGCCTCAGCCATCCTTGCCCACTCGTCGGCATTCATGACCCCAGGCACCACCAGCACACCGGAGACGGGACCTTGCAGCGGCGCACCATCCTTGCCTGTGGCCTCAACATGCACAGTTTCTCGCCACCCAAGTTGGCATTTAGCCCAAAAGATCTGAGCCGCAACACTACCGCTGAGGACACTTTGGAATAGCTTTCCTACGGCTATGTTGTTAGCACGAACACGACTCTCAAAGATTTCGCGTTCGAACTTGTTGTAGAGGGTTCTAACACTGATCGGCTTTTTGGTATCAGGCCAAAGAATCATTGCCGCCATAGCCTCGGGCGGGTGCTTGGAAATTGCCATCTGCTTGACCAACTCCCTCTGCTCGTCAGTAGGCACAAAGGGAGGACGCCCACGTTTCTCGTGCTCGTCTTCGTCACTTTCGTTTTCGGGATCTCTATCAAGAAGATTGAATCTGCCGTATCTGCCCATGATTTAATCTTTGCAGGTAATGCCAAGCAATCCGTTAACTATTTCACGAACGGGTCGTTGTGGGCTCCATGATGCCATGCGACACGATCTGGCGCCAGTCAGGGCGGCCCAAAGATGGTGATCGCCGCCGCGCGGCCGATGATCTTGCCCGTGTCCTTCAGGGCTTGGAGTTGCAGGTAGGCGTGCTCATAGCTGATGGCGTAGACGTGGCACTCGTACACCCCGTCCGGGCTCTCGAAGCGTACGGCATAGGGGTGCCACACCTTGCCATCGATGACTGTCTGGAGCGGGTAGGGGATCATGGGGGATCACCACACCAGATAGACCACGATCACGGCAGACAGCGCCAGCATCACCCACATCGGCAACTGGTACGCCGCGCGGTAGACGGCGGCGTTGAGGAAGCTCTGTGCCAACTGGCGCGCAAGCTGCTGCAGCCGCTCAAGCATCTGACTTGCTCCTGATCGCCGCTTCGATGGCGCGGGCACAAAACCCGGGGTGCAACTCCATCTTCGCTGCGACATAAACAGCATGGGCGTCGGATGGAGAGTCAAAGTATCCCAAGTGCAACTTCACACTGCTATGACCTATCTGGGCTTTCCATTTCCTTGTTGGTTTGTAAAAACTGACACCTGCAAAACCCGTTGAATTGTCAGATCGTATAGAAGCATTCTGTGTATTGATGTACCTGTCTGCCTGTCGAAGATTGGCAATCCTGTTGTCGTCCCTATTACCGTTGATGTGGTCTATTTCATCTTTAGGCCAATTACCGGTGCAGAGATACCACGCCAGTCGATGAGCCTTATAAAGGCGATTGCCAAGTCCAATGCGCCTATATCCCTGCGTATCGAGACTTCCCGCTTTCCCCCCTTTTATGGCTGATCCGCTATTTATTTTCCATAGAAACAAGCCAGTTTCTGGCGCGTATTCAAGTACAGAACTAATCCACTCAATCGTCAGCATTCTGCTTCCCTTCCGCCACCGGCTCACTGGGCTGCTCTGCTCGGGCTTGCCAACCAGCAGTAAACGCTTCCCGCTCTATTTGCGGAATCGTGCTAGCTGCCGATCCAGGCCACGCCTCGAATGCTTCTCGCTCGGTCATGTCTTCCTCGCTGCGTCGATGGCAGTGTCAAGCGCATCGCCAGATTTAAGCGAATCACCGCTGAAGGACATAATCCGATCATCGTCCTTGTTGTTGCCGTCCCTCATCCACCGATACCGCTCCGCATCCTTGCGCAACGCCTCGTTCTCGACGCGCAGGCGCAGCACTTCCAGCCACAGATCGTTCACAAGGTAGGTCGTCCCCATGTGATAGCCCGGCCAGCCCTGCCCCGGCAATGTGCCGATGTTGTACTGTTCGACCCGCGCCGCAAGACTGCTTGGTGTCTGTTCTTCGCTCATGGCTGACCTTCCTCCACGAAGTCGATCACCGTAGGTAGCGTGCGCCACGTGTGTCCCGTCAGCGCCCCCTCCCACCAGTCGATCTTGCCTTGCAGCACGAGCGTGCCGTCCGGGTAGCGGGCGAGCCGATAGGCGGTCGGGAAGTGACGTTCTATGCGCACCGAGTCCGGCTTGACACCTGCTGTGTACTGCCCCGCCACCAGTCGATCCGCGATCACGTCGCTCGCCTTGGTGCCATCAGGCGGCTCTAGCTTGTAAGGTGCGTCGTTGCCCATAGTAAGGTCCCTATGAAAAGCATGGTGACGGCCACCACCACCAATGCGGCAGCGATGGCCAGCTTGTCGCCCCTGAACATCATGGCTCCCTTCCAAGCGCCTTGAGCATGGCATGGATCATGGGCTCTTGATCTTGGAACAGAGGCTTGGGACGCCCGAAGGGAAAGTGACCCGTCACCGGGAACTCCGCCTCGGGCCCGTCCCTTCGATGACGACGCCCACACGTCGGACAGACCGGGAAGCACGGTCCCAATTCAGTGACTGGCACGCGGGGCACTTCAGTTGCCTTCTCTCGATCCTGGGCCACCACTCATGACCGCATCGAAGACACGATTTCTGCTTGATCGTCTTGTTCGCCATCTTTCCATTTTCTCTTACATCATGTCGTGCAGTCAAGGAAAAGAAACCCGCCACGAGGGCGGGCTCCGTCACGCTGATGCGCGATTACTGAGGCGACGTCGGGATCACCGATCCACCAGCGCGGGACACCGACCGCCGTCAACGCATCCTCAGGCCAACCAAGCTCCCCCGCCAGATCTGCCTGCAGTTCCGAGCCGGTGTACATCTGGAAGTCGAAGAAGTCGATCAACTCGACCCTGTTAGGCGGCTGATGAATCTTGTGGATCATCACCTTCGCGATGTAGGGATGCGACAGGCGCACGATGTGAGTGCCGCCGAAGAGCTTGCGCTCGTAGTAGTCGAGCGACTCTTCGATGAAGTCCGGGTTGCCCGGAATCTGGTACAGGTAGAAGGGCTGGATGTCCTCGAAGCCCGCATCGCGCAGCGCCAGCGCGACACCGATGCTGTCCTTGCCGGTGGAGAACGACAGCAGCACGCGGGGCGAGATACGCCGCGCCTCGCGGATGACATCCTCGCCAGTGAACCCGAAGTCCGCCATCGCTGGATTGTGCCTCAACAGCGCTACCTGAATTGTCAGGGTGAATGCGTACTGGATGACAATTCATGATTAGTTAGTAAGCACTAACTTTTCTCCTGAGCCAGCATTCAAGCCATAGATAAAAATCATCAGAACGATGGATCGATAGTGCCCGATTCCTGGGTATCACGTGCTACCCTGCGGATGCAACGTCGGGATGACGTAGCAGGCCCCCCCCGAGCAGAGCAGGGATGCACCGCAAGGGGAACAGGCCAACGGAGGATGACTCCCCCGCCACCGCCCCGGATGGGACCAGCGGCAGGCAGACGGGGTCGGAGGCCGGACCGGGATGACCCAGCGGAAGGTAACGCTGGCGACTGCGGACCCGGGTGCGTGAGTGACAGCACGCACCTGTAGGTGGAGCGTTGCTGCAAGGGTAACGAAGGCAGCAGCAGAGTCCAGCAAAGCCGGGCCCATTGCATCTAGTCAGAGTCTCACGGTAGGCGAGCACTAGGCGATGGCGGGTTTGCTGGCATGCAGGGTCACGATCAAGCACGTGAGTGCTCGTCGATTTTGAACATGAGGCCGGAAACCTCTGACCCATATCTGATGACTGGCAACGTCGGCTGCGGCCGGCATGCGAGAGCAGCAGCAGCGACTTCACCTGGAGCAGTAAGAGTGCCTGATGGCACTCCGAAGCATTCACGTCGAGTGCTTCGGTTCACCATCACCACAGAAAGGAAACCATGTACCCGATCATTCCCATCCGCACACTGGCGGACTACATCACCAAGGTCCAGGCGTTCGAGTCGGCATCGTCCGAGTTCGAGCGTATCGAGGCAACTGCAGAGCTACTGCAGCAATGCGCACCCGCCATCGCCGACGCCCTGGACAGCGAATGGCAAGACAGCGACTTCAACCACTAGGAGATCACCATGAACCTGAGCAAGGAACTGAGCAAACTTCTCAACGAGCGTGCGGCATCCATTCGCAGCACGCGCAAGATCGCCACCCTCAAGCAGCACAAGCTCGCGGCGCTCGGCAAGATGCTGGGCAAGCACGGGTACGTTGCCGACGTCAATGTCTCGACGTGGAGCGACAACACGGCCAGCATATCGACCACGGTCTCGATCCGAGACCTGGACGGGTTCAAGGACCCGAAGCTCGCAAAGCTGCTGGGCGGCCTCGTGGCGCTGTCTACGGAGGTGCGCGAGAAGGAGTACCCGTCGAACCTGAACCGAGACTACTTCTTCGAGTGGGTCGACACCGAAGGCGACAGGTTCTACGTGAACGTGTACGCCTACGCGAGACCCGACAGCCCCACGTGCCGCAAGGTGCTAGTGGGCGTCGAGGAGAAGCTGGTGCGTGAAGAGAAGTACGAGATCGTCTGCGACTGAAAGGAGATCACATGCTCACCAAGCAAAAAGCGATAGCCCTGCACCACGGGGCCATCCTGCACCACGCCACGATCAAGAACGCTGACGGCACCCCGGCTCGCTGCCGGGTCAACGGCCAGTGTCAGACGTGGAAGACGCGACCGGACGATTTCCGGTTACCCGTGAAGCACGGGCTCAAGACGTGCTTCTACATCACCCAGGCCAATGCCGGGGACTGGAGCAAGGCATGAGAGACGCTCTCGCCATCGGCGCATTCATCGGCATGATGGTCTGCTGGGGCTACTCCATCGTCTCGCTGGCTGACGGCCATTACGTGCTGTCAGTCATCGGGTCGATGGCCGGCGTCCTGTGCTACGACTACATGCTGCAGTTTTCCGAACCATCACCACGAAAGGAACATCACCATGATGAGCTACTCTGAAATCAACCGCCTCTCCGAAGAGGCAGCAGTCCGCGCCGAACGGCGCAACCTGCAACCCAAGCGCTTCCCCGGCGCCACCGCCGAGTCTCTGCGCAGCCTGCCCAACCTAGGCGACTACCGGCCGAGCAACTGGCGGCTGGTGGATCTGGAGGAGATCAAGACCCCCGCCGACATGCGACCGGGTCGGCTCTTCGCCACGTTCGCCAAGGAACCCTACCTGATGGTCGACAAGTCGGGCTTCGGGTCATCGAGCGAGCCGGCGCTCACCTTCTCCGAACTGCTGTCCCTGGTGCGTGCCAACCCCGAACTGGGGTTCGCGTTCGTCGTCGAACAGATGGGCGAGGAGTGGGCGCAAGACATGGAGGCAGCATGAACACCTGCAACGTACTGGTCGAGCACGTCGAACTGACGGCGCACTACGACTACTACCCCGGTCGACCCGGGGTTCACACGCTGAGAAACGGCGACCCCGGGTTTCCAGACGACCCACCTGAATTGGAGGTCGACTATCTGGACGACGGGGTCAACAGGGTGGCATTCGAGAGTCTGAGCGAAGAAGTGCGAGAGCACGTCGAGCAGCAGATCATCGACCACGAGTACGAGAAACACCGCGCCGAGGAAGTCGAGATGTACGAGGCCTGGGCGCACAACCGGGGGATCGATCCATGAAATCACTTGAGCTAAACACCGAGCAACTGCTCGCCCTGATCTCGACACTGGGGCCCGAGGCCGCGCAAGAAGGCAAGAAGGTCATCGAGCAGATCCGGCAGGAGCAGAAGGACTCGGTCGAGAAGATCGGCGACATCCTTGAGTCGGTCGAGCGCGTGCTGGGGCAGCGGGCGCACACCGCCAGCAAGTCGGTCACGCTGATGGTCGAGGCGGTCTTCTCGACCCTCACGAAGCTGACGATGATGCGACTGCCGAAGCCACTGGTGGAGAACATCGCGGACGAGTTCATGACCGTCATCAAGGAGGTCATCGACTCGACGTCGATGCTGCTCATCACGACGCCCGCCGACGAAGGGCCGGAGGACACGTCGCCGGAGGGCAAGGCCGAAATCGAGGAGTCGGTGGCCAAGGCCCTTGAGTTCATGAAGATGCAGCGCTCACTGGTCTCCGCAGTGTCCAAGCACTCGCGGCGCTCGGCAATGTTGCAGATGGACCTGGGCGAGATCATCAAGCGAGCCATTGAGAAAGGAGGGGAAGAATGAGGCTCGCCGATCTCAAGGTGCTGATCGACCGCGCCTGCGACCTGTTCCCAGGCTCGACGCAGATCGTGTTCACCGACTACACCAGACGAAGGTTGCCAACCCTCGACTTCGTCGGGCAGGAATATGATGTACTCCTGCACGACCTAGTCGGGCACGATGGCAGGGTCTACCTGCCGTTGGAGCTATCCACCACACAGGAGAGAAGCAATGACTGACCCACTGAGAGCCTACGTGCACCTGCTGCACAACCACGACTGGGCGTTCGAGTTCTCGGAT